TTATTTGAGTTTGGTGTGAAAAAGGATAGTCTTTATACTTTTCATCAACTTCTTTTTGCATATTTTTTAAGTAAGACAAAGATTTATCTTTCATTAAAATTGACAAACTTTTGCTTGTTTCATCAAGTTGTTTGCTTAACTGATTACTTCTTACTGATTCAACTTTTGATGCCACCCTTTCAAGCAATGCAACAGGCAATTTGCTAGGGTTTATTTTTAAAACTTTGCCGTCAATATTTTTAGTTTCAATTTCGCTTGTGCTTGATTTTAATCTTTTTAATAATTTTTCGTATGTTTTTTCCTCCAACATAAATTCTGGGTTAAGAAATACATACCTTTGCATAGCATCAACGTACTCGTTTTCAACTCTAGTTTTGTCTTGATCTATAAGAGCTTCTAATTTTAATTTCGTTTCTGGTAAAAAACTTTTGTTTTTTAATTCAGATTTAAGAATATCTATTTTTTCAAGAGTGTCAGCGTTGCCAGAAGATACAGTAAAATCGTTTACTTCAATAGTTAATAAAGCATCTTCATGCGTGGAATATTCAAAGTTTGCTGTTTCACCATTCGCTATAGCGGTGCTGTATATATCACGCAACTCATCTTCCATAGAACCTCTTAATTGATTGCCTACAGGTAACTTTGTTATTTCTGATATAAGGGCAGTAGCAGCGTTATTGTGTAAATTTGAATTGTAATCCCTACCTCTATCAAATGATAAGGTTTTATGATTTTGCATTTTACTACTTTGATACAAAATCATTTCAGCTTTGATTTCTTTAACTTGTCTTTTATTTAACCCTTTATTAAAGTATTCTTTTTCAAATTTTTTATTAAAGTCTTCTAATTCTAATTGAGCACCTACTGTATCTCTTTTTTTACTGTTTCTAATTACTTCATTAGACTGGTCATTATACAATGCTTTTATTTCGCTTTTAGCAGCCTTTGTGTTTTCAGCCTGTTCAGCCATACTAAAGTTATAAGCAACATCTTGAGCTTTTGCATAAAAGTCAGCAGCCGCTAATTGAGAATTAACTATTCCAGGGTCAGCCCTTAATCCTATCTGTGGGCTAACGTCTTTAACTCGTTGTCCAAGTTGGCTATATGTAGGTATCTTTGGCATATCTTTATCCTAATTTATATTATACTTCTTGTCCGCCCATAATCCCAGTATCTTGCTTGTCTGTTCCTCCTCCAGACATTCCGTAAGCCTTCCCAGCCGTTCCTAACAAAGTTGCATAGCTTTGATAGTTTGCTGCACTTTTTCTAGCTTTACCACCTAACCTAATCATAGCGGCTTGAGCTGTTTTGTTTAGTTGCTGCGTATCGCTTGCGAATCTAAGTTCTATCATATCCATTTCAGTTCCCATATAAGCGTCTCTCAAAGCTAGTAAATTACTACCTGTTGCAGTGACAACTCCCGATTTAGCTGCGGCAACCCTTTGTGAAGACACTAATCTTTCAGACCCTTGCCTTAATCTTTTTTCTTCCTTCCTTGAATTTCTTGCTAGAAGTATCTTTTCATTCTCAGCAACCTGTGCACCATATTCAGCGTTTAAACCAGCTTGTTTACCCGCTGCTTTTTGAGCCGAAGCCGTCATAACTCCCGATACGACTATTGCTGCTGTTGCTACCCAAGTCATTACACCACCCTCGCAAAACGATAATAGTCCGAGCCATCTGGTCCAAACTTTTTCATTAAACCTTCATTTTCAAAGCCAAGCCATTCGACATATCTTACAGCTTGTTTATCATTTGTATGCACACTAGCTTGAATACGCTTCAAATCATTCTCCTCTTGCACATGATCTAACAGCGAACTGCTGTATTTGGCAACAGAAAAAGGTTTTTTGTAAGCCATGCTTGACATAACAAACCACGCTTCACCAACGCCTTTCCACAATCCATAAACTCCGCCAATCATAAATACCTTACTTTCTAGCATCGCTGTGTACGCACTTAAACAGTTCTCTTTCACCATAGCTAACTTTGAGCTTTCTGGAAAATGAAAATTCGTTTCTATCATATCTAAATGTTCTTTCTCAAACTGTATAAATCTAAGCGTCAAATGTATTAGACCTTCTCATAATAGCTAATACTGTCATTGGCAATGGTTGTGTCTGCCTTATTACAATCTTAGCATCGTTATCATAACCCGATGGAAATGATATTTCTTTATCTCCATTAAACAAAGGTACGGCTTGATCCATGCTCATACTACTGTCTCTGAATGGTAGTCTATCTAAGTTATCTAAGTCTGGTCCTAACTCTGCACCGACTGTTTGAAAGAACCTGGCTGTAACACCATGTATTCTTTTAATCTTTCCTTGTGCAATTCCATCTTCCGCACCAGCTTCCATTCTTAAAGTCTCAACTAATGAAGTATACCCATAACCAATATGAACTTTAGATGAGCTTCTATCTAATGTAATCGCACCACCAGATATTGTTTTATCTGCATGTGCAGCACCATCAGCAAGTATTTGCACAGTTTCACCTTCTAAATGATTAAGACCAGATATAGTTGTTGTGGCTGTGCTATCGTATGACAACCCATTGTCTACAAAGAAAGCATCTTCAACATCATTATTGAAATACAAAGATTTTAGATAAGCAACACTTCTAGTCGTTGCACCATTTATAGTTCTCTTAACGGATATATAAACTTGATCTTCAGCACCACTTGGTATTGCTGTAATACTCTCCACGACAGGAGCACTTTGGTTTGCTGTTGTTAATCTTGTTGTGTCTGAAGAAACAATACTTAAATAAGCGTAAGCACTTGGAGCGGTTTCTGTAATTGTTACAACAGCCGCTGCTGGGTTAACCACAGTAAAATCAGCGTGAGCGTTAATGACTGTAAATATATTATCTGCGGTTACGTTATTGCTTGTGTATGGTCTAAACCCCGTAGTGCTTGCAGGGCTACTAGCACCGACCGCTTCAGATGTAAATGTTATCACTTCGCCATCAGACTTAGTTAGTTTTAATGTCGTACCTACAGCTATGTTTGCATAATCGCTAACTGTAATTGTTGCATCGCCAAACCTGCCACCAACTTTATGCTCATGCCAACCTATTGTTGCATTAGCCCTATCATAAGTTAATCCAATTAATCTTCCATCGGCATGGACAAACCATATTATCAACTCAGGTTCTTGTTGCCAAACCATATCAGTCAAGCCGCCTCTAGCTAAATGATCGGCTAAAACTGTTAAATCAACACCCAATAAACCATCAGTGTCTAAATCAAAGGTGATTTCTTTTACTTTTTCAGAACCTTTTTGAATTAATATTGTACTGTTTCCCGCTCTTAGAGGTCTGATATCGCCAGTGCCAAAGGTGGTTTCTCTTAATACATTTACATTCGTTGGCGTTACTGGCTCAGAACCCGACCCACCAGATAATGTAAATTCAGCACTAGTTGTTAATAACTGTAGAAATCTAGCTGGTAATAGATGCTTTATTACGTTCACTTGATCTGAAGCTATCGTGACATTTATACCACTATCGTCTAATATACCAGGAGTGTGATTTTCAAAGTCAGCCGACACTGAACCAAAGATTGTCTGCGGTTGATCTGTTGTTGCAGCGAAATATAATCGTTCTTCATAAAACCCTATGGCTCTTGGAAACCCTGTCGTTGCACTAAAGCTACCAAACGACCATAGCTTTGTAGCGTTGCCACTCGCCACCACATGATCTGGCAAAAACCCTGTGTCATTTTTAAATAACGCTGTAACTGTAGTTGCGTTGGTATAAGCTGTGATCTTTAAATACCCTGTTGCCGTATGTTGAAAAGTCCATTTAACACTTCCATAGGTTTCTTCACCATCTAAATGCACTGGAGGCGTTGCACCACTTGTTTGAGTAGTTCCAGTAGTCTGTTTATAAACATTTCCGTTATATCGTACTGTGACAGTGTTTGCGTAACTTGTCGCTGCCACCCATTCATCGTGGTTTATTTCTAATATCTCTCTAAATCTTATTAACCTTCCAACATCAGTGCTGGCAAACGTGTCCGCTGAAGCTGTGACAGTAACTGACCCTGTGTTAGCCGAAGCGTACATTGTTGTATTGGTTATATTCTCATCTAAATACGGACCATCAGTAAAGTCGATATCGCTTAATGCCCATGCTGTATGACTCGTTCTTGTTAATTTTGCTGGTGCATGATTAATGTTAGCTAAGTATAAAACATCAGCGGACTGAGCAAAGTTAATTGTGGACAGTTGAGCCGTTGTATACGTTGTTGTGACTTCTGTTATCTCACCAACAGTTCCAGCACTGCCATAAGTTGTGTATGCAGTGCTATTAATGCCACTTAATTGAAATGTGTTTGTTGTTTTGCCAGCAACAGTGAACTCTAAGTTGTTTACTTCTGTCATGCCGACAACGCTAGCGATAAACACTCTATCGCCATTATCCAAGCCATGACCCGCTGCCGTTACCACGGCTGGATTAGCTTTTGTAATAGCGGTAATAGCTGTTGTTGCTGCGGTGACTAATCCACCATCTTTAAATATTCTAATATAATTATTACCAAACTCTAATACATAGGCTTGGGTATCACTAAATTCAAAGTTAATTAATCTGACTTGCCCGCCATCCTTAGATGTTCCTGCATAGTAAGTTCCAGGTCTTCGTGCAATACCGCCTTGCGGAAACACAACCATGTTCTCTAATTCTTTAACTGCTTCAGCGTATTTCTGTAAATCAATCCTACCTTCTAAGCGTGGAGATATTTCACCCGCTCTGAAATTGGTGATAATAGACGATACTCTAGCCATATTAGAACCTTGCGTTTGTGTAAGTATCTGCCTGTAGTTGTTCTGGGAAGCCTTCTAGTGCATCCATACTTCGAGCTTCACTTAGCCTTGTTTGGTATAATGCGTATATAGATTGTGCCAGTGCATTACTTCCTGTAATTGCATAAGCCGTTTCTGAAGCTAATCTATGAGCAATCGTACTGCTTAGAAGAGGATCATACTGTTCCGTATCCGCAACTCTTCCAACATAAATAATCGAACAAGTGCCTTCGTTAGATAAGACTTTTCTACCTTCGATCTTATACATAACATTGCTATCATACGCAGCAACATCATTGTTTACAGTGGAGTTCCAAAAAGAAAGAACCCTTAAACAATAAGGATCGGTTGGTAATGTAAACTGATAGGTGAATCCAAAAGGCGGTGCATCTGTGTCTTGTGCTAATGCAGACCTTGATATAGCTACGTTCCAAGTGTGTGACCTTAGAACGGAATCTCTAACTGTCTCGAATCTTCTATTGCAAAGTCGTGCTTCTTTTGAGTTCTCCGTTAATGCAGTAATAGTTGCTGCACCAAGTAAATCCATAGCTTCGTTACAAATATCCACGACTGACGGCATAATAAACTCCTAGAGATAGAGAGCAGCGTTAAACTGCTCCCTAGTTTTTATTAGTTTACAACGTATTCGATGATAAAAGACATCGTTCCAACAGTACCACCTGTTGCGGAAAACGTAACCGCAGTATAGTAATATCCACCTGGATCAGTCGTATCTCCAGCCATTGCATGAACTTTAAGTCCAGTAGTTTCAATAGCTGCTGCCTCGTAACGCACATCTGTCATTGCACCAGCATCAGCCACAGCAGTTGCAAAGTAATCTTCATCTTTGACAACGCCAGCGGATGTGTAAAGTCCAACATTAAACGTACATGAGCCACCAAAAGTGTCTGTTCCTATTGCCAAGCTTTTAATAGTCGCATTACTTGGAATGGGAGCAAGCATTATTATGTCATTATCAGTGCTGTCTCCAGCCAATAACTCCAAAGTTCCTTGAGCGATTCTTACCACGCCTTGAAACATACTAGCATCGTTTATAACGACAGGAGTAGCTTCAAAGTTAGCTACAAGTGTTGAGTTTCGTGTAGTCATTTTCTAGCCCTCCTAAGCTGATTCATCACAATCGATTTGCACAACCTTGGACTCTTCCATGCGGGTAGCACCAACACTCATACAATAATAAACTTGAGTCGCATAACCTTTGTCAGCTCTCTCATCTATTCTTGCACTTATGTCTTTACCCACACCAAGAGCCAAGCCATCTTCTGCCCATGCAAAGCATGAACGGATGTTGGAAGCAACCGATAGTCTGTTTGTTACAATGAATTTAAAACCCATAAAAGTGTCTACGTCACCTTGAACTAGAGCTTTAACTGTGTTGAAGTCAGAGCTTGTTACTGAAGTAGTACCAAGTAAGGCTTCAATTTGGTTTGGACCAACAGAAATATAACGAGGTATTGATGGGTCAACGTCAGCTAAATCTAAAATCTTCTTAGCTTCGATTAACTTAGCAATACTCATATCTGCACTACCATGAACAATCTTTTGTGCTGATGGAAGAGTAGTTGAAGTTGAGCCAGTTTCGCCTGTATATGACGTTCCAAGTGCCGCAGTAATAAGCACATCATCCATTGCTCTACCCATTGCAGAGGCAGAAGCCATTGCATAAGCAGATGTAGGATCGATTAACATTCTTACTTTGTCTTGATCGTCAATTAAGTCAGCGTATTCATAGTCAGCTAAACTCACCCTTCTTCTTGCGTGAGGTGTGTCTATCTGTGGCGTGTCTGCATGTCGACTGGTACGCAATTGTGCTGTAGCAGAACCGACTTGGTCGAAAAAAGCATTTTTACCTACAATATTTTCTACACGAACTGCATCTCTAAGACGGCTTCCCATCTGTTGAGAAAGCATCTGCACGTTTGCAGAATACTGTTGGACAAATGCTGTGGTTACTGAAGTTGACATTTAAGTCTCCTAAATAAAAGTTACATTTGATATTATTTACAGCGTGCTACCCTTTACGGACACTCCTAGCGTTTTTAGTTTGCCTCAAACTATCGTCTATCCGATTGTCTGCAAGACTCGTTTCCAAGCTATCTCGCATAATCCATTCAAAATATATATCAGCAAGTTTGTCTGGATGCAACATATCTCTTTGCGTTCCAAATTCTACTGCAAGTTTTATACACTCTAAACGAAGCTCTTGTTGTGGGGTTAATTCATTATCCATGAACCTGACCCATTAATTCCTGCATACGATTTACAGCACGCTCTCTTCCTATAGGGTCTCGTTTGTTCCAATAGGCGTGCGATTTATCGTTCATTACAGTGTCAATTTCTTGTTGTGCCATAGCTGGTGTAAAGGCTCTGTTACTGGCGTTATCAGAAACAGTGTCTTCACTTGTGACTGTTGATTTAAAATCACCCATAGCGGCAAAAGCCTTAATAAAAGCAGGATGATTACCTATAAGTGTGCCGTCATCTAGCTTCATTTGTAGTAAATCAGTTCCGCCAAACTGGTCAACAATGTCTTTTGCAGCCGTTACCTTTGACTCAAAAGCGTTTCCCCACTCTTTTTGTAGTTCTAATGTTGTTTGCTCAGCTTGTTTTTCGGACTTGGCATGTAATCCTTCAGTTGCTTGTTCCACTGAGCTTTTGTAATAGTCCAAAACACCCTGTGCTTGTTGAGGGCTTAGCCTTAGACTATGTGCTACATCAGCGTATTTCTCTGCTACTTCTTCCGTAACAAAGGTTCCGTCTATTGGAAACTCATAACCCTGCGGGGTTTCTGGTCTTCCTAACTTACTATAAATATTATCCAAATCCTCTTCTGTAGGGTTTACAGGTAATGGGATTTTATCACTTCCTATTAATCTTTGTGCGTTTACATAAGACCTTGCTAGATTACCCACATCTTTTATTGGTGATAGACTTGGGTGCTCTCTTAGTTCTTCTGGTATCATTTCCATGAAACTGTTACCAGACCCACCTTGTGCAACTTGTGCTGGGGTTTCCAACAACGAAGTTTGTACTGGTTCGGCTACCTGTTCAGCAACTTGCTCTGACATATTTACTCCTCTTTCATCATGTTATAAATGTGTAGTATGACTGCTCTTTTACCTTCTTCAAAGGCTGTAGCATTAGCATCTCCAGCTACATAACTTGAAGCTCGCCAATTGCAGCGTACCTCCAAATCATTTAACACCTGTTTACCAGCGTTGTCAGCAAACGTGTCTTTATACATTCTCTTTAATTGTGCTATTTGCTCACTCATTTGAACCTGCCATTTGTGCAGCCTGTGCTACTTGATTAGCAGTGGTAACATCTTCTCTGCCTTTTTCTCTTTCCATTTGCTCTTGTTGCATTGCGGCACGTTGCTCTCTTTCTTCATCAACTGCGGATTGTGATTTAAGAACGATTTTTGGAACGCCTAACGCTTCAGTTAAGTAAGTAACCAATCCATCTGGATCAATATGATCTTTAACTGGTAAGGATTCCGACAACGGCATTAATATTTCTAACGCTCTCATTACGCCATTAACTGAACTAGACTTTTGTGCTCTAGCTAAAGGAGATACATATTCAATATCAACATCCACACCTTGTAAAATTTCTGGTGGCTGTGCAAGCATATCCGCACGAAGCATTAACGCAAAAGCTCTATCAATCAAAGGTCTAAGCATTTCATTCATTAATCGACCAAGGACAGGACCAATAACTCTCATTCTCTCTTCTTGCCTTTGTATAACTTCAGTGGCTGTCATATTAGGGGTGCTTCCACTTAAAAGCTGGTCAACGTAAAACGCACTTCTTATCGCAGTTCTTCGTTGCTCTTCCATGTTTAATCCAATAGGTATATTAGCACCCGTCTGTAATGGCACTATTGTATCTCTTGAACCTGATCTATAAAAATTAAGACCTCCAGGCTGGGTTCTTATGGGGAGAAGGAATCCATCATCAGGAACTAATAGGGGAGGATCTATCATTTTCTGAGCCGCTTGTATGATTGTTTTTGACATAAGATTTAACATCTTAACATCAGGCAATGCAATCATGGCTGGAGATCGACCCATCACTTCTCCTGTTGCCTTTAAGAAGCGAGGAACAACGTAAGGTAATTCTTGGAATCCGCTTTCGGCTAATACCATTTTCGTTTCCATGCAGATATACATAGAAGAGTACGGCATATTCTTATTATCTTTTTTTGTAGGGTCTCTGTCTTTCCTCGGCATAACTGCGTGGAGGATTTCGACATTCTGGTCGGGCTTTTTCTCATGTGTTCGCTGTATAAATGTACCCACATTTTCTATTCCAAACCTTTGCACGGCTTGTCGTGCTGTCATTTCATACTTTCTAAAGACAGTATCAACGATGCCATATTGATCTTCAGTTACATAAAACTCAGATATATGCCTTGTGCTAAAGCGTAATGTTTTTTCATCCATTTCAGCAAACATGCACCCAGTACCAAACACAACTAAGTCAACGTACATCTCATGCACTTCAGTTTCAAAGTTAGACATCGTAAACGCTCTCATCATTCGCTGGGAACTATCTTCTAACCATCGCTGCACTTCTTCATCTCGGCTTAACTCAGCGTTTTTCATTGTTAGATGGAACCAAGGCGTAGCACCAGATGTAAGCATACCATGCAAAGACGATGATAATAAATCAACGGATTGTAGAGCCGTGCCATCAAAGATAACTTCCATTCTTTTTGAGCCACGACTTCGCTTTTTAACAATGTCAGCTTTTCTTGGAAGCATATAATCCGCTAATTCTTGGTAATGATTATTCCAGTTATCTCGTTGACCTTCAACGTGCTGAAACCTAGCAATTATATCTTGTACGTCTTTCATAGCTTTATCCTAACAAAGTTGGTGTGCCACCTGTGCCACTCATACTGGTAGACGTTTCGCCCAATCCTCCAGCAACTATCGTACTGCCACGACCTCTACGTTTTTTTCTTTCTTTTGTTTCAGCTTCAGCAGATAAAGCCGCAGCTTTTTCATAATCAACCTTATCTGGCTCTTCTGGCGGAGGCGGTGGTGGTGGTGCGTAAACTTTAGGTGAAAGAAATGACATGATAATCTCCTATGTGCTTATTGATCTTTTTGATGGAGGTCTAGTTGTTACGCCATAGCCTTCCATAATTGTGCCACCTTGACCAGATCGTTTGCCTCTTGTGGCATACCTGGTTGTTATCGTAGGACTTTCATCTTCAACTATTTCTGGAGTTACCTCTGGCATTACCTCTGGGGTATCGATCCTGTCGTACTTATCCATACCCGTTATCGTATCAACGGCTTCCCTAATGACTTTCTTTCCAGGCTTTTCAATTGTCTCTTCAAAAACTTCGCCACCTACTTTAACAACGCCTTTCCCAACTTTGGAAACGGATTTCACTATTTTTTTTGGTGCACCGCCCATATTAAGCTCCTCTTACTAAATGCCATCCTAGTTTTCCACTCTCAGGTCTATACCAAAACGCTTTTCTATAGCCACTACGCATAAACATTTTCTTCAAAACAAGAAAGCCCATTCTTGTATAACCTTTTTCTGCAATAAAGTCCACTATCCAAACATCCTTGCCATCACCCTTATATCCCTTAATAGGAAAGTTACCGCTTTCAACGTAGTTGTCAACCTGTTTATCGGTCGGAAATCCCCATGTAGCGAGAACCAATGGGATCATATCGGCATCTCTAATGATTTTATACTGCCTAATACCTAGTGGCTCTTCAATACATCTTGTGATTTCTTCTTTACCCCAATCTTTATGATGGTCACTTCTCTTTAGTAATTCTAAAGCATCGTGGTAATCATGGGCGTACATCATAAAGCAAACAGGTCATACTCGCTAACGGCAGTTTCTTGTGGTGCTTTTGCCATAACAGTACGATTTTCCAACCCAATTGCTAAATACCTAAACGCATCGGCACTATGACTCGTAAAGTCATGCCTCGGCTGATCTCGAAACATTCGTTTCCGATCATCCCACTCTTGTCTATATTGCCTTAACATTTCAAGTCCAGTTGCACAGTTATCCCTATCAAAATAACACTTTGGTATTAGCATCCGTGCCGCATTTATACCATCGGCTATCTTCATGCGGGGTATAACCCGAAAGCGAATGCCCAAACCAAATGCCGTTTCTAGTCTGGATTTGCCTGTACCCAATTCACGAACCTCGATATCATGCGGAGCAATATGATCTCCCCAGTGATAATCTTTTTGCCTAAGGACTTCAGCGTAATGGTCCAACCCAACACCGCTATTCTCATAATAATCGATAACATTAACCGCACCTCCCCTGTAAATCTGAGCAAACCAAATGGCTGTCGAATCATTTATTCCTAAATCCCAAGCTGTGTGAACTGGCAGTGATGGATCATAGGGAACTCTCGTAATCTTTCCCTTATCATCTAACGCAGCAAGAAGCTTTCCATAATACGCACCGATAATAGCCGCCGTAAATGAACATTCATATTCCTGGTCATACTGCTCTGGCGTCATCTGAGACTTCGCAGCCTCTAATTCAGTAGCCTTTACCACCTCAGTATCACTGGCTTTTGCAATCTTCCAGTAC